AAATCCAGCACCTCACCTTCTGGTCCGAGCTGGACGCGCACGCCATCGAACTGCGCAACGAGGCGATCCGCCGCCTGGCCCTCGGCATGGACATGCCCCCGGAAGTCCTTCAGGGTGCCGCCGACGCTAACCACTGGTCCGCATGGCAGGCCGACGAATCCGCGATCAAGGCCCACACCGAGCCGTTGCTGAAACTCATCACCACCCGCATCACCCGCGAGTACCTGCGCCCCGTGCTCCACAACGAGGGCATGGCGGTGGAGGAACTGCGCACCTACGGCATCCTCTCCGACACCTCCGAGATGCGGCTGAGGCCCAACCGGTCCAAGGAAGCGCTGGAACTGTTCAACCTCGGCGCGCTGTCCCGCGAGGCCCTGATCCGCGAAACCGGCTTCGAGGAAGACGACGCCATGGACGACAAGGAACGCGCCCAATGGCTCATCCAGAAAGTCGCCGGCGGTTCCACTACGCCCGAGCTGGTGCAGGCCGCGCTGGAAGCACTCGGCGCGAAACTCGACGTCCCCTCCCCGGAGGTCCCGGCCGCAACCGGCACCGAGGGGCGGCCCGCGCCATCCCTGAAGGACCACCCGGTCCAGGACATCCCGGACCAGCAACGGAGCGCCGACCGCAAGCAGGCCCGTGACGAGGGCCGGGTGCCGTCCGCCGACATCGCCCGCAAGGCCGCGCTGATTGCCGCCGCCGAGCAGGTTGTGATCCGGGCACTGGAACGGGCCGGGAACAAGCTGAAGAACAAGATGTCCGTCAAGGCCACCTGTGATGCCGTGGACATCTACAAGTTCGTGCAGGCTGACGACACCGCGTTTCTGCTCGACGATGCCTGGGCTCACGTCCCGGCCATCGCTGAGCGCGCCGGGGTTGGCGCGAGGTCGCTGGAGTTGATGCTGGACCGCTACGCCTCCGACCTGCTGATTACGCAGAAGCCGCATACCTACGATGCCCTCGCCGCCCACGTCGGCAACCTGAACACCTTGGAGGTCAGCGCATGATCCGCGCCGAGAGTTTCACTGTCACTACCGAGGACTTCGCCGCCGGGCGCAAGAGGATTCTTGCCAGCGCCGACGACGAACTGCGCCCCCACATCAAGGACGCGCTGACCCGCATCGGCCTGCCGTCGTGGCAGAACGCCGCCGTGGACGCCGCCCTCGACGTGTTCGACCGGACTGCCCGCTCCGAAGTGGACGAGTGGGGTCCGGTCATGGACGACATGCGGGACGCCTTCGCGCACGAACTGGGCGAGGCGCTGAAGAAGACGAAGCGGGTGGACACGGCGCAGGCCGACCACCAGCTCGAAACCATCACCCGCTGGATTTCCACGATGGCCGTCAACGCCGGGACCGAAGCGGCCACCACCGCGGACCCGAACGGCGACGTCGGGCTGGAGTGGATCACCATGTCCGACGCCGAAGTCCGGCACTCCCACAAGGAAGCGAACGGGCAGACCGTCCCGACCGGGCACGAGTTCGAGGTCGGCGGGGAGAAACTGCTCTACCCGGGCCAGCCGGTCGGCGACCCGTCCGTGTGGATCAATTGCCGCTGTGTGGTCCGGCCCGCGATGCTGACCGAAGCCGCCGCGAAGACCATCACCGCCGCCACTGATGTGCGTCCATCAGTTGATGCGGCCGACGGGCTGGCTGAGGATCAGGTCCAGAAAGAGGAGGGCTCCACCACCTGCGTCATCGTCGCCCTCCCGGCCGAGTCTGATCCGATCAGCGCCGCGTCCTCCGAAGCCGACGGGGCACACGCCACCCTGCTGTTCCTCGGCGACACCTCCACCCTGAATGGGGATGCGCTGAAGACCGCACTGGGCGACTTCGTCAGCAACGGTCAGGTCGGCATCATCACGGAGCGGGTCAACGGCAACGCCACCCTCGGCAAGGACGCCGCCGATGTGGTGCTGTTCGACGCCGCCAACCTTGTGTTCATCCGCAAGGGACTGCTGGAGCAGGACTCGATCCTGACCGCCTATGACGCGGTGGAGCAGTTCCCGACCTGGCTCCCGCACGTCACCCTCGGCTACCCGGAAACCCCGCGCCTCGCGGACTTCGCCGGGGAAGCCATCACCTTTGACCGCCTCGCCCTCTGGTTCGGCGAGGACCGCACCGCCATCTATCCCCTTGGAGGAAATCCTGTGTCCGATACTGCCCCTGCCACCGAAGCGGTCACAGCCGCGGTGGAGGATGCGAAGCCCGCAGAGCCCGCGCCTGCCGCTGAAGCCCCCGCCGCCCCTGCCGAGGATCCCATCCTCGCCGCCCCTGACGGTGAAAACCTCCGGCCCTGGCACGGCGTCCTCGCCCCCGAGGGTGCTCCCTCCGGGGACTCCCGCCAGTTCGCCGAGCGGATGCTGACCACCCGGGACCTGCCCCTGCCGATCAAGGCCATGTTCGCCGACGGTGAGGGCCACTCCGGCTCCGTCGTCGTCGCGCGCATCGACAACGTCTACCGGGACAACGGACTCATCAAGGCCTCCGGCGTGTGGGACAACACCGCCGATGCCAACCGCGCCTATGACCTCGTGGACAAGAAGATGTGGCGCGGCGTGTCCGTGGACCTCGACGCCGCCGAAGGCGAGATGGTGCAGGCCGCTGAGGAAGGCGGCGCTGACTCCATCGAGTTCACCAAGGGCCGCATCTCTGCCGCGACCCTGTGCGCGATCCCCGCGTTCGCCGAGGCGTTCGTGCGCAACGGCACTTGGGAGGACTTCGCCAACGAGCCGATGCCCACCGGCGCCATGGTCGAGATTCCGGACTGGCCCGGCACTGAGGCCCCGGTTCCCGCTCCGGCCTTCTCGCTGGTGGCATCCGCCGCACCCAAGATCAGCGCCGACTACTTCCGCAACCCGATGCTGGAGGAGAACACCCCGGTGACGCTGGGCGAGAACGGCCACATCTTCGGCCACCTCGCCACATGGGACACCTGCCATATCGGCTACGAGGTCTGCACCACGGCCCCGACCTCCGCGATGGACTACGCCTACTTCCTCACCGGCCAGGTCTTCACCGACGCCGGGCCGGTCGCGGTCGGACAGATCACTCTGGGCGGCGGGCACGCCGACGGCAATCTCGGGGTCCGGGCCGCGATTGCGCACTACGACAACGTCGCCACCGCCGTCGCTGACATCAACGTCGGCGAGGACGATCACGGCATCTGGTTCTCCGGCAAGCTCCGTGACGGACTGACGGACAAGCAGCTCCACGAACTGTTCGCCGCCGGGCCCTCCGGCGACTGGCGCGGTGTGCGGGCCGGTGGCAACGACTCCATGGAGATGATCGCGGCGCACGCCGTCAACGTGCAGGGCTTCCCTGTTCCACGCCCGCGCTTCGCAATGGAAGGAACCCGTCAGGTCTCTCTGATCGCCGCTGGTGCTGTTGCCACTGTGAAGAAGCCCGAACTGGACGCCGAGTTCATCGCCAAGCTCGACGCCTACCACGCAATGAAAGAACGTCAGGAAGCTGTCAGTAAGCTTCGTGCAAAGGTGCGTGCCGACAGGGCCGCATCCATCAAATCAGCAGTGCTCTCTCTGAAGGGGAACTAATCATGGCCTGTGGTGCATGCGCAAGCAAGAACAAGACCGAATCGTATACATGGACCTCCGCGGATGGACGCACTAGTCTCTCTTTCCGCACTGAGGTCGAGGCCAAGGCGAAGGTTGCACGCGCCGGAGGCAGTTACAAGACCGCATAATTACCGCGACACGCCCGAAGTGCGAATTATCTTCGGGCGTGTTCGCATAACATGAGTGCTAGTAGGACACTCTTCGAGCCGTAGGCCGTGTGTCGAACCTGAAAGTCTGCTTTACCCCACACGTCACTACGTCTCACTAGGAGAGATTCCGACATGGCTAAGTTCAAAATCCCCACCGACGTCAAGGCACTCGACGCCGACGCGCTGTCCGCATCCGTTGAGGAAGCCCTTGCCGCATTCGGCGAGTTCGCTGAAATCCCCGACGCCGAGGTCACTGAGGAACAGCTCGCGGAAATGACCGCACTGCACGCCTACGCCACCGGCGCCCAGGGCGAACTGGCGGCACGCGAAGCCGAAGCCCAGGCCAAGGCCGAAGCTCTCGCCGCGATCCGTCAGGACATGTCCGCGCTGGGTGAAGCTCCCGCCGAGGAAGAGGCCCCCGCCGAGGAAGCCCCGGCTGAGGAAGCTCCCGCCGAGGAAGCCCCCGCTGAGGAAGCCCCGAAGCAGACCGCCGCGTCCAGCGCACGGAAGTCCTTCACCTCCAAGGCCGGTGGCACGTCCACCCCGGTCAAGGCCCCGAAGGCACCGAGCGGTTCGCTGACCGCCGCCGCTGACGTCTCCGGCTTCGCCGCCGGTCACAAGTTCACGAACTTCGTGGACGGTGCCGACGCGATCCTGTCCCGCCTGCGCTCCCTGCCGACCGACGGCCGCAACGCCGTCATCCGCAACTCCGCGCTCGCCATCCAGCTCCCGGAGAACAAGTTCACCCAGAAGACCAAGGACGCATCCGAGATGCTTCTGGAAATCTCCAACGAGAAGCGCCTCACCGGCGGCTCCCTCGTTGCCGCCGGCGGCTGGGGTGCGCCGTCCGAGCACACGCTGGACTTCTGCGAACTCGAAGACATCCAGGACCTCGTCAAGCTCCCGGAAATTCAGATCACCCGCGGCGGCATCCAGTGGACCAAGGGCCCGACCTACGCCGACGTCGCTGAATCCTCCGTGGGTTTCTGGGACATGACCGAAGCGACCGCTGAGGCCGGTGTCGAGCAGAAGACGTTCATCCGTCCCGAGGTGCCGGACTTCACCGAGCGCCGTCTGGACGCCGTCGGTATCGGCATGGAAGCCGGTCTCCTGCTCCGTCAGGGCTGGCCGGAACTGGTCGCCCGCTACGCCAAGCTGCTCGCCACCGCGCATCAGGTCAAGCTGGCGAAGAAGGCCATCGCCCAGATCGAGGCCTTCACCGGCGCGGCGGTCAACGTCACCAACGGCTTCGGCAATGCGTTCGACCTGCTCCACGTCCTCGAACTCATCGCCATCGGCGAGCGCCAGCGCAACTCGATGTCCCCGAAGCAGACCCTCGAAGCCCTGATCCCGCACTGGGCCAAGGCTGTCATCCGGGCCGACTTCGCCCAGCGCAAGTTCGCTGACGTCAAGGACATCACGGATGCCCAGATCGACGGCTTCTTCACCGCCCGCAACATCAAGGTGCAGTGGATCACCGCGTACCAGGACATCGCGCTGGATGCCACCACGGGCCTCGCGCTGACCTACCCGGACACGCTCGAAGTCATCATGTACCCGGCCGGTACTTACGTGCGCGGTGTGGCTCCGGTCATCACCCTCGACACGATCTACGACTCCGTCAACCTGGCCGCGAACGACTACGTCCACCTGTTCATGGAGCAGGGAACGCTGATGACCAACCCGTGCGGCGAAGGCCGCCGGATCAAGCTTCCGTTCATCGCCACCGGCTCCCGTGCCGCTGACGTTGCGAAGGCTTCCGGTCTGTTCAACGCAACCGTCTAGTCACTGAGGGAGGGGGCGGTGCGGCCCATCGCCCCCTCCCTTACTTCTCCCTCCTGAAAGGAGGTAGGCCATGACTGCACCGAGCAAAATCACCATCGACGCTCCGGCGATTACTCCCGCGACCGGAGGCATCCTCTCCGCTGGCAAGGGCATCAACGTCACGCCGTCGTCCGGCTACGAGCTGTTCTACGGCGTTCGGTACGTGCCCCAGCTTCAGGGCCAGAACCGCCCGGTCCCGGCCCCGGGCACCCCCAAGGTGTTCGAGGAAATCGACGGGACCAACGAGTCCGTCCCCTTCAAGAGCTACCGGGGTGTCGATGTCTCGCTGATGCGGTTCCACGGTGACGGTGCCTCGCTGGTCGAGGAGGCCTACAAGGGCGCTGAGTCCTTCGGGGTGGAAGCGAACGTGCAGACGCTCGTCCTCAACCCCGACGCTGTGGACCTGCGCCCCGGCGTCACCATCACCAACCCGCGCCTCGCGCTGGGCCTGCTGGAGCAGTTCATCCGGGACAACTACTCCGGCCAGGGTGTCATCACCGGCAACGCGCTCGCGCTGAGCCTCGTGGAGGACGCACTGGAAGGCGTGGGTACCGAACTGACCACCCGGCTCGGCACCCCCGTGGTGCTCGCTGGCGGTTACGACGACGCCCCTGATGACAAAGCCAAGCTCTACATCAGCGGCCAGATCAACATTTGGCGCGGGCCGGTCACTATCGACCCCGCCTCCGACCTCGCGGGCAACCGCGAACTCGCCCTTGCCGAGGGTCAGTATGCCGCGTCCGTTGACGGACCCGTCGCTGTCGTCCTCGTCGGAACCAACTAAGGAGTAACCATGTCCATCGCCCCCAAGCTGGCCGCCGGCGAGAGCTTCGTCCCCGGCCGCTCCATCGCACTTGCCAAGGAACTGATCGAAGCGGCTGAGGCCGCTGGCATCGACGCCTCGCGCATTGTCACTACCTCGCACGGCTACGTTGTGCCGTCCGAACTTCTCGCCGATGAGGCAGAGGAAGAATCCGCCGAAGAGTTCGACCCGTCCAAGGCGAACGTGGAGGAAGTCAAGGCCTATCTCGAAGGCGCTGACGAAGACGAGCGGGAGCGTGTGCTTGCCGCCGAAGCAACCGGCAAGAAGCGCTCCGGCGTTCTCGCCTTCACCTCTGAGGAGAGCAAGTAAATGGGACGCGGTAAGACTGTTTCCTTCCTGCGCGGCAAGCGGGTCCGCGCCACCAAGCTGAATGCCTCGGGCGCTCCGCTGGTAGGCGACTCCAGCGTTGTCGTGTCCAAGGGCTTCATCACCATCGGCATGACCACGAACACCGAGGACGGCGAAGCGATTTCGCAGACCAACGCCAACGGCGAGTCCTGCATCCTCGAAACGGCGGTGCCGTCGTTCACCGGCGTCGGCGTCGAAATCGAGTTCTGCGGCGTGGACTTCGGCCTGTTCGAGATGGTCACGGGCCAGCCGGCAGTGCTCGATGACAACGGCATCGTCGTTGGCATCACCGAGTCCACCGACGTGAACCTCGGCGCTGTGAACTTCGCACTGGAGATGTGGCTCGGTGCCACGACTGACGCGGCTCCCGCCACCGGAAGCCAGGGCCAGTTCGGCTACGTCCTCCTGCCCCGTCTGGGCGGCGGTGTCATCTCCGACATTTCCGTGGAGAACGGCGCGATCAACTTCACGCTGACCGGCATGTCCACCAAGAACGGCTCCCTGTGGGGTGTCGGCCCGTACAAGGTGGACCTCACCGCAGGCGTGCCGTCCACTCTGCGCCGTGCGATCAAGGCCAACGACCACCGCCGTATCCAGATCGTCGAGGTCGCCCCGCCGGCGGTCTACTCCGGCGCTCTGCCCCTGCTCGACCCGGCAGCTCCTGCCGTGACGAGCATTACGGCGACTGTCACCGGCAAGGTTGCATCCATCGCTCCGACGCCTGCTGGCACGGACCCGATGTGGTACGACTTCGGCGACGGTACGTGGGACTACGCGGCCACCGGCTCGTACAGCCACACCTACGCAGTTGCTGGCACTTACACCATCACCGCGTACCGCGGCTCGTCCTCCGTGGTCAAGACCGGCGTCATCGTTACTTAGACGCAGGGCGTGGACTACGGACTGGGAGTCTTCGGTAGCGGAGCCTTCGGGGGCGTATAGCGCCTGAGTCACCGGGGCCGGGGGAGTGGAGATAGCAACCACTTCCCCGGCCTTCCACCCATCTCGTGCAGTACCTCCTGAAAGGCTCGTCATGGCTACTCCCTTTCCTACAGTCCCTTCGGGGGATGTGTGGGGCCAGCAACTCATTGATGCCATCACCTCCCGCAACACCGACACGGCCAATGCCGCCGGTACGGATGCGCAGACGAAGGCAACCACGGCGCTGAACAGCGCCAAGTCCTACGTGGACGGCAAGGTCGGCGCATCGACGCTGATCCTTGGCCCGCAGGACGCTGTCCCGGCCAACACCCCGGCCGGGACCGTCATCTTCAGGACCACCTGAGATGGCCGTCTCCCTCGTTGGATACACGTCGGCGGAATTTACCACCGGCGTGTTCAACTACACCCTCACCCCGGGCGGCACCATTGCCGACGGGGACTGGCTCGTCGCTGTCGCCGTCACGGGCCAGGGCCAGGTCCTCGCTGTCCCGACGGGGTGGACGGCCCTCTACAACATGAAGAACACTGGCACGCTCAACACGGCCGTGTTCATCAAGAAGCGCGTGGCGGGGGATACCGGCTACACCTTCACCTTCGGCGGTGCCACCACCTCCGGGAAGATCGCGCTGATGTGGGTGCGCGGCGCGGCCGACACCGGCTGGGTCATCCCCACGGACGGACGTTACCGGGCCAACTCCGGGGCGACGTTCAACAACATCGCGGATCCGATCACCGTCGCCGCGAACACCATGGCGCTGGTCATCTCCACCGAGCGCACCACCGCGACTGAGGCGAACATCTCCTCGATGACGGGCGCGACCCCGTGGTTCTTCGTCGCGCAGAACGGCGGGGTGCAGATCGAGACGATTGCGGTCGGCTCCGTGCTGTCGTCAGGCGGCGGGGCCACCCCTTCCGTCACCATCACCTACCCGAACACGCAGGCCGCGAACGGCTGGGCCGTCCAGCTCGGCATCCCGGTTGCGCCCAACCCTGTCGTCGGCGGACTCTCGCGCTGGGTCGGCGGGGTCGAGGTGCCGCTGACCGTGAAGCTGTGGAACGGGACCGCCGAGGTGGCGCTGACCCAGTCCCAGCCGGCCATCGGGAACTACCGGATCGCGGACCTGCTCGCCACCACCCCGTTCTACATCGCGCACCGGGGCTCGATGGACAACTGGCCCGAGCACACGATGCGGGCGTTCAAGAACGCGGTCAACTACGGCATGAAGGCCATCGAGGTGTCGGTCAACGTCACCACCGACAACGTCATCTTCTGCCACCACGACACCAACCTGTCGCGGATGACCGGGACGAACCTCGCGTTCACCGCCGCGACCGCCGCACAGGTCGATGCGCTGACCACGACCGGCGGGCTGACCGACAACCCGACGCAGGACCGGGTGCCCGTCGCCCGGCTCACCGACGTGCTCGCCGCCTACGCCTCCAACCATGTGCTGTTCATCGAACCGAAGTCCGGCGGCGCGTGGCAGTCGGACCTGATCGCGCTGATAAAGACGTACCCGGACATCACCAACCGGATCGTCTGGAAGGCGCCCATCGTCTCCGGCTTCTCCGGGGCCAAGACCGCTGGCTTCACGACCTGGGGCTACCTGCTTCAGGATGACCCGGCGCACGCCGACTGGCAGACCCTCGTGGCGAAGTCGGACGTGGACTGGATCGGCGTGAACCACACCGCGACGGACGCCTACATTCAGGGCGTCGTGGCGCTGGCGAACAGCCTCGGCAAGAAGGTCATCATGTGGGAAATCCACACCACCGCGATGCGGGACCGGGCACTGTCGCTCGGCGTCACGGGAATGATGACGTCGAACGTCCGCACCGTCCTGCCCAAGTACCCATAGGAGATTCCTTGTTCATCCAGAAAGTCACCCCGAACCCCTACGGCCCCAAGGCCGAAGAGGGTATGTGCCTCCAGTATGTGCGGCAGGCGTTCGGCCTCCCGATGCGCTACGGCTCAGCGACCGAGGCGTGGAACAACTCCCCGTCCCAGCACCGGGACCGCAACTACCCCAAGGGTGTTTGGTTCGCGGTGTGGTGGAAACTCGCCGGGAACCCCAACGGCCACGTCGCGCTCGTCGCTCCCGACGGCCGGGTGTACTCCACCTCCAACCTCGCCCCCAACCCGCTGAAGGTCCACCCCAACGTCGCCGACGTTGAGGCCTACTACGCCCGCTACGGGTTCCCGCTGACTTACCTCGGCTGGACAGAAGATGTGGCCGGATACCCGGTCATCACTAACGAAGGAGATTTTCTCATGGCACTTTCCGACCAGCAGCAGAAGGACATCTACTGGATTCTCTGCTCCGACGCCGGACGCGAGTACCTGCGCACCAACGTGCTTGGCATTGACAAGACGCTGACGAAGTCCGACGGGGCGTACATGAACGGTGTCCGCGATGACCAGTTCGCCGCGATCATGGGCGCGCTCGACGGCAAGCTCGACAAGCTGGACGGCAACTACATCGTCAACCTGCTCAAAGCGATCAAGCCCGGCTCCACCGACCCGAAGGCTATCGCCGAAGCGGTCGCCGCGCTGATCCCGTCCGGCGTCTCCCCGAAGGCCGTCGCCGACGAGCTGGCTGTCCGGCTCGCCAACTAATCCCACCACCGCAAGGACATCATCATGATCTGGCCCGTCGCCTGGCCCGCCTCAGCAAACGCGGACGCACTTGATCCCGACATCAAGGCCCGCGCCGAGCTGTTCGCGGCCAACGTTCTGCGCATGCTCACGCTGTACCGGGTCGGCGGCGAGCCGATCACGGTGATGCCCTGCACCCGCACCTGCCACCACCCCAACACCACGGTGTTCTCCCTCGGGGTGATGCCGTTCCACCCGATCCTGATGGGCAACGGCAACTACGGGAACTGCTTCTGCGGCGCCGGGTGCAAGTGCGCCTCAGCGCCGACCGTCATCCTCGACGCCCCGGTGGGACGGATCGACTCCGTCACCATCGACGGGGTGACGCTGGACCCTGCCGCCTACCACGTCGAGGACGGCAACAGGCTGGTCCGGCTGGACGGGGAGGGCTGGCCGGCGTGCGCGGGGAAGCGGTTCACCGTGACGTATCTGAAGGGCTACCCGGTGGACTCGATGGGCGAGTTCGTCGCCGGGGTCCTCGCGGTCGAGTACCTGAAGCTCGTCGGCGCGGTGAAGGCCAAGTGCGGCCTGCCGTCCGGTGTCACCAACGTGTCCCGGCAGGGGCTGACGTTCGAGATTACCCGCGGCATGTTCCCCGACGGGCTCACCTCCATTCAGGAGGTGGACACCTTCATCATGCGGTGGAACCCGCACGGGCTGAAGACGAAGCCTGCCGTCTACTCCCCTGACATCAAACGTCAGCGCGAGATTACATGGAAGGCACCGTAATGGCGCTGAGCGCGAAGCAGATGATGGACATTGTCCTCGCCGCCTGTGTGGTGGAACTGCGCGCCGACGGCACGGACGGGAATCTGTGCGCGACCGCGAAGTACCCGGGCGAGGCCGCGCCGCTGGACTACGCCGAGTGCGGCGGCATGCTGTGGGTGCGGCTGGCGCAGTCCGCGCCGACCACGCAGTTCCCCTCCCCGGAGTCCCGGCCGAACGTGTGCGCCGCGACCCTGGCCTTCAACCTGGAGGTCGGGCTGATGCGCCCGTCGCCGATCCCGGAGAACACCCTCGGCGACTTCGAGCTGCCCACGGACCAGGACCACTCGGAGGCGACCGACCGGCAGATGGACGACATGGAGGCGATCTACCGGGGCCTCGTGCGCGCGTCACGGGACATCGAGATGGTGTCGATTGGGAACTACACCCCGGTGGGCCCCATTGGCAGCACCGTCGGCGGCCTGTGGACCCTGAGCGTGGGGAACGAATAATGCCATCCGCTTTCTACCGCATCCACGACGCGAACATCCACGCGATGCACGCACCGGGCGGTCCTGTATACAACCTGATCGACGAGGTGACGATGGCCGCTTCCACAGTGGCTAAGGGTTACGTCGGCAAACGCACGAGGAAGCTCATGGGAACTATCCGGGGGAATCATCCCAAGCAGGAGGGAGGCTTCAGTATTGCCGGGCTGTTGTTCGCCAACGCCAAGCATGCGCTCTGGCACCACGAGGGCACCCCGCACATCTTCCCGAAGAAGGGGACGTACCTGACGGTTCCAATGATGCACAAGAAGTCCACGGTCGCTGGCGGACAGTTACGCCGGGAGTGGATGGCCGGCGGCGCGCGCGGAGCCAAGCCCTACTTTCTTGCCACTTCGATCAGCGGCCAGAAGGGCAACCCATACCTGAAGGACGCCATTGACGACGTAATGGCAAGGGACACACGCCTGAGCTATACCGGCATCTGACGGGAATCGGCGCAACCGCCCGGTACTCTGAGAACTGATGTACGCACATCAGTTCCGGAGACGAAAACATAGGAGACATCAGCAGTGAAAGAATTTTACACAGCGGCTAAGGACACGCTCGGTGAGACAACTGAGGACGACCTCATCGTCTTCAAGCACGACGGCACCGAAGTGACCTTCTTCCAGCCCTCATCCGGTCAGCTCGCCATCATGGCGAACATCATGCAGGGGTCCAGGAATGACCCGACCCTCGCAGGCAACTTCATCCAGCTGTTCTTCGCCATGATGGAGGAGGAGGAAACTCTCCCCTACTTCCAGAACCGGCTCATGGACCGCAAGGACACCTTCGACCTTGACGGTGACGGCGGCATGTTCGACATCTTCAAGCACCTCGTCGAGGAGTGGTCGGCCCGCCCTACCAAACAGCCGTCCGACTATCAGCCACCGCGACGAGCAACTGGGCCCAAATCGACGGCACCTACTCGGGTAAGGGCGTCAACATCCTCGACCTCCCGTTCTCGCGGTTCCTCTCAGTAATTTACGTCTGGGCGCTTTCCAGTCAGACCCAAGAGGACGCCGAGAAATGGAAAGCCCAACTGGCACTCCCACTCCCGGGGGAGCCGGAAACCGGCCAGTCCGCACAGGACGAACTGGCCCAGCTATCACAGTTCGATTTGAACTAGAAGGAGTGTCACCGTGAGCCTGAGCCGCGAGGTCGCCGAGGCCTACATTCAGGTTCACGGTGACATGTCCCCGTTCCGCCGCGACCTGGAAAAGGCCGCCAAGGACGTCAAGAAACTGGCGCAGGAGAATGCCGACGACTACGCCGATGAGTTCGGCCGGCGGCTCGGGGATAAGACCCGGGGCCAGTGGTCCAAGATCATGGACGCCGCGTTCACTGGCAAGCAGGTTGACTGGGACAAAGTCCTCGGCTCATTCGACGGGTCCACCATCGACGAGGCCCGCGACAAGGTCCACGAGTTCATCGGCGACATGGACCGGCTCAACAAGCTCGAAGGACCGGACGGCAAGAGCCTGTACGGCAACCTCATCAAGTCCGTCAACGACGCCGTCGATGCGCAGAAGAACCTCGAAAATGTCCTCGCCCAGCAGAAGGACACCGAAGCGGCGCTCGCCGACTTCCGCAAGCAGTGGAACACCAAGTACCTCAACGACCTCAACGAGGCGCACCGGCTGGACAAGCTCTACGCCGACGACGCGATCCGCTACAACAAAATGTGGAAGGACGCCTACGCCGCTGACCTCAACGCCGCCATCGCCGAGAACGACGCCTGGCACCGCCGCCGCCGGAACACCATGGAGGAGGCGATGCGGGACAACGAGCGCTTCAACCGCTCGTTCAACGGCATGGTCAAGAACACCCAGAAGGCCGACCTTGAACGTGACTTTGTGAAAATCGCGGACGCATGGAACCGGATGGATTTCGGCAAAATGATGAAGGGGTTCGACTCCTTCGACAAACTCCGCGACCGGGTCGCGCACGTCGTCGGCGCCATGGAAGACATGGGCCGGGTCAACCGGGGCAACGCCTTTGAAATCAGCGCCGACCTGGAGGACTGGATCAGGGGTCAGGGCGACGTCACGGACAAGGTCAAGGAAACCACCCGCGAAGGCGGACGGCTCCGCGGCGTCATGGGCCGGGTCGGTACCGTATTCACCACCCTGTTCCGGGCCTCCAAGGGCTTCCGCGAACACCTCGGCGGCTTCGCCGGTATCAACGTCTTCGGCGACATGATCCGTGACGGCCTCGACTTCATCCACAACCTCGACCGGATTGCGCTGAAGTCCGCTGTGACGGCGACGAAGCTGGCGACCATGGCCTCCATCGGCGGATCCGCGATGGCCTCGCTGGTGACGATCATCGCCGACCTCGGCCCGGTGATCGGCGGGCTGGCCGCCGTCGTACCCGGCTTCTTCGTCGGTGCCGCGATTCAGGCCGCCGTGCTGAAGACCGCGTTTCAGGACATGGGCACGGTCCTCAAAGACCTGGCCCCGGCGTTCCACAAGCTTCAGGATTCCATCTCCGCAAAGTTCTGGGCGCAGGCCGAAGCCCCGATCCGCAACATGGTGAGCAA